TGGGACCAATGCTCAGGAACCTGTAATACTTGGCAGTATGCCAGGTCGGCCGAAAGAGATTGCTGGCGCAGGAGGCTTCAACGACCCAAGCAAAACTTACCCACGCTATAAGGATGAGCCAGATGTGAATAGATTGGCGGTTAATGCGGGAAATCCCTATAGTACAACACTCGGATTAGAAGAAGAACCTCACGGCGCTAGGGAAGAAGATGAAACGAATGCTCACCTTGCCCTTACGCTACGAAGAGCAACTCGTATTACGGGAATAGCCACAGCGAATTTTGACGCAACAACGGCCGCAGACTATAGCGATATACTGGACTCAGCGACCGATACCTGGGACCAACCTGGCATACCTTACGCAGGGATTTACCCATACAACCATGTCTATGAATCGGAGGCAGGCCATATACAGGAATTTGATGATACGCCTAATGCCGAAAGGATTTATTTGGCCCATATGAGAGGTACCTCCATAGAGCTGGATACCAGCGGCCATAGAACCGACATTATAAAAGGTTCCCTATACTCCCTTACTACAACCGACAATAGTGTTAACATAGGTGGCAAATCAGATATTACAATAGGTGGCCGCCATAAGATATACATTAACAAAGATGGTGCCGAAAACAACAATTACGATATACAAGTTGGGCCTAATGCTAATGTAAATGTACAAGTAGATACAGGTAGCATTAACCTTGTTACCCAGCAAGGTAAGATAAATGTTAATGCTGGTGGTGATTACAATGTCAAGGTAGGTGGTAACTATTATATGACCGTGGCAGGTAATAGAAATGTAGAGGTTACAGGTGAGACCCTGGACAACACCCAGGGAGCTGTACAGCACTTCGGTAAGACCATAGACTTAAATTAAACACAGGAAGCGACCGATAAGAAAAAGGTTTGCTTTTCTAATCTATAAATGCAATATGGGTGTCAATATATAAGCACATGGCCGCTTTATTAGGTTTTCTATATAGGATTTTTTTCGTTGGATTTTTTTCTACTATACATTGATATATTCCGACTAATCTGTTAGTCTCAGCAAGAGCATATATAAATATTATTTTAGAGAGGGTTGTGACTTAATACACACGTGGGATTTTATAGTTAAATCTCAATAATTATGAGCAGCCTAAATTATGAGCAGCCTAACTCACCTACTAAAAACTCGTCCCTTACATAAGATAACTATTCCTTCCTCTACCATACATACATTTGGTGATGTTGATTTTATTGTATATTGTCAAAAGGCTTTATACAGTAATGCTATATGGCGTATTTGTATTGAAGATTGGGAGCCTGGCTATTGTATTGCTTATTTACATACATTACGGCAGTTTAGGCGTTGGAAGCCATTAACATTGGAATATAAGGAACGTGGAAATTATATATACGTATGTAGAACGCTTAAGAAACCCGCTAGAGCTACTAAAAAGTCCTCGCATACCTAAAATATAAATAATAAAGAAAACAACGCAAAAAAAAGGAACGATATGATTCAGAGCAACGGCTTTTGGTATACTCTATTAATAGTTGTAATGGCTTTAGCGATTATATTCTTATTAGGCTTTAATCTGTATGTACTTAATGGTATGGAAGATATATGGGGTATGTTTATGGATTTATACAGTAATATATTGACCTCGCATGATGTCTAATAAAGTCTAGGAAAACTTAAAAATTATTATGATTTATATAGCACACCGTGGCAATCTTTCGGGAAAGCGTGAAAACTTTGAAAATACCCGAACCTATATTGACCTCGCTTTATTTAAGGGATATGAATGTGAGATTGACATTTGCAAGTGGGACGGAAAAGATTTTTACTTAGGACACGATACACCACAAGAAGCAATTAGTGAAACTTGGATAAGAAATAAGCGCTTATGGTGTCATGCTAAAAATTACGAGGCTTTTCAAGCATTACAAAAGCAAGGACACAATTGCTTTTGGCACAACGAAGACAAATACACATTAACCAGTCATGGCTACATATGGGCTTATCCTGGAGAACAGGTTGGCGCTAATACTATCGCTGTTCTACCTGAATGGAAGGATACCAATATTAAGGACGCTGCTGGTATATGCTCTGATAATATTAAATTTTATAAAGATTTCTTTGAAGACAATAATATGGATACAGAATGATTAAGTTAGTTATATTTGATTTGGATGGTGTGTTAATTGATTCCAAGAATATACATTTTGAAGCACTCAATTCAGCGTTAGCAGCTTTAACTCCTGGCTTTCGTATTACTAAAGAAGAACACCTCGCTACCTATGATGGTTTACCTACTCGGGAAAAATTAAAACTATTAACAAAGAAAAGGGGCTTGCCGATTGAACACCACGCTGACATCGCTGAACTTAAAGCACAAGCGACAGTAGAAGTATTAAAAGATTTACCAATCAATGATTCTTTCATTGATATATTTCAGCAATTAAAACAACAAGGTTATAAAATAGCAATAGCCAGTAATGCTGTCAGGACTACTGTACAACAATCTTTACAATCGCTAGCGCTAACGCCTTATGTAGATGTAGTTTATTCTAATCAGGATGTTAAATATCCTAAGCCTCATTTTGAAATGTATTTTAAATGTATGTTGGAGGCTAATGCTGGTCCAAAAGAAACTTTAATATTAGAAGATTCACATATTGGAAGACAAGCTGTATTGGATGCTGGTTGTCATTTATTACCTATTATAGATTCCAATGATGTTTCATTGGAAAAGATAAATAATAAATTAGATGAATTGAATACAATTGAAAGTATATCAATACCTTGGAGGAGTAATAAAATGAATATATTAATTCCTATGGCAGGAGCAGGTTCCCGTTTTATAGAAGCAGGTTATACCTTTCCTAAACCTTTGATTGAAGTTGGTAATAAACCAATGATACAAACGGTAGTGGATAATCTTAACATAGACGCTCATCATATTTTTATTGTACAAAAAGAACACTACATAAAATATAATTTAAAAACAGTATTAGAATTAATTAAACCTAATTGCACCATTATTCAAATAGAAGGTGTAACGGAAGGTGCAGCTTGTACAACCTTATTAGCCAAAGAACATATTAATAATGATGAACCATTAATTATTGCTAACAGCGACCAATTTGTAGAATGGAATAGTAATGAAATAATGTATGCTTTTTCCACAGAAGGTATTGATGGTGGTATCTTAACCTTTCAATCAACCCACCCTAAATGGTCTTATGCAAAAACAGATGAAACAGGATTTGTTTCAGAAGTAGCAGAAAAGAAACCTATATCAACAAATGCTACGGTAGGTATTTACTATTGGAAAAAAGGTTCTGATTATGTAAGAAGTGCTGAACAAATGATAGAAAAAGATATAAGAACCAATAATGAATTTTATGTGTGTCCTACTTACAATGAATTAATTGCTGAAGGCAAAAAAGTAAGAATAAAGAATATTAATAAAATGTGGGGTTTAGGAACACCTGAAGATTTAAATAACTTTTTAGACCATTACAATGGACAATATTAGAAATCATTTAAAAAACGGTATTGCTTATTTTAAGAAAGCACAAATTTTAGATTACAAAAGAAGTATAAAATCTGAAATTCTTAAAACACCTGAGCAAACTGTTCTTGTTGAATTTGGTAAAAATGCTAGTAAAGTAAAAAAGCCAACATATAAAGATATAAAGCCTTCAGGTATGGTTGGAGGTAATTATTATTATTGGTATACCAAACCTTTACATAATTATTATCATTTGTTTTTAGATGGTTTAGGATGTTTATATCGTTATTTGGAATTAAGAAAAGATGTAAAAAATTTAAAACTACTTATTAATGAAAGCCCAAATGGTTTAGAAAAACATCCACCTTTTATAAAAGAATTATTAGATATGCTAGAAATAGAATATCAATTTACTACAGAAATTTTTTCTTATGAAAATCTTTGGGTAGGAGATACTTTAAACCAAAATGAAGCAGGCGTTAGAATAGCACCTAAAGTAGGACAATATAAAATGATTGAAATGTGCATACATAAAGCACAATCAAGTTATCATAGAATAAGAAATGTTCCTACCTATGAAAAGATTTATTTAAGTAGAAGAACAGCAGATAATCCAAAATATAATAAAAATTTAATTGGTGAAGACAATACACAAAAAAGAGGTTTAGTAAATGAAACAGAAGTGGTGGAAGCATTACACGATTTAGGATATAAAGAAGTATTTGGTGAAAATTTTAATGTAGCAGAAAAAATTGTTTTATTTAACAAGATGAAAAAATATATTACATCTGCTGGTGCTGGTGTAACAAATATATTATGGGCAACTAAACCTTTATCTGTAGGAGGTATTCATACACCAGGATTTCCTTTCCCTTCAAAAAAATATGCTAGACATATTATACATCAGCCATATTTTAACCATGTTAATGTAAATGTGTATCCAGGTCAGGTCAGTTATGCAATAAAGGATGTTAAACACTATAACAGTCCTTGGAGAATAAATAGTATTAAAGAGTTTAAGGGGTGGGCTTCACAAATATAAATGACAGGACTAATAAATGATTACAATATTGGATAATGCATATAAACATATTAACGAATTAAGAAAAGAGCATAACAAAAAATTTGTTAGACTATCTGTTAAAGGTGGTGGTTGTGCTGGGTTTGGATATGATTGGTCATTTGAAGATACGCCAAATGATACAGATTTGGTTGTTGATGATATGTTGTTAATTGACCAAATATATGAAATGTATATTATGGGTATGGAGTTAGATTATAAGAAAGATATATTTGGTGCAAATTTTATATTCAACAATCCTAAAGCAAAATCTTCTTGTGGGTGTGGTACATCTTTTGCTATATGAGAATATTAATATTGTTATTTGTTTTATTATCTAGCTGTGGATGGAAGCCTCTGGTAGGTTGTGATTCAGATTTTAAAAAAGAATCATTAAAGAAAAATATAGATGATTGTATTGAACAACCGCAATTAGGAATAATGAGAAAGTTTTAATGCACAAACTTTATTATTGGTGTGGTATTTTGGCAGTTACTATAATTATAGGAATTATGGCTGTTGGTTTATTTCTTATTTTTTGAAAAGGTCTCTTAAAGGATTAGGTACTTCAATTTCTTTTGGTTTTTTACTAGCAAAATAATATGCTATGAAAAGACCTATTATAGTAATAGTCATACCTAAAAAGAAAAGTCCTATACCTGCTTGTAAAGTCATTTATATTGAATCCATTTAATTTTGCCTTGTAAATATTCCATTTCAGTTTGTAAATCTTGTTTATAAGTTGGATTTTTAAACATTGTATTTGCGTCACCTGATTTAAAACCCTTCTTATGTGATATTGTAATATGTGCTGGTCCTTTATCAATTCTTTTTAATTTTTTATATGTTTCAGTTAAGTACATACCATTTAACCAAAATGCCTCTATGTTCTTATTTGCTCTTTTTTCTTTAATATAAACATCAACTTTTTTACCACACAATTTATTCAACTTTTCAAAAGTTTTATTGTTAGGTTTATATGCAAGTGTAATATGGTCACCAACTACAACATCCATTGTTGCATTTCTCTTTACAACATCACAGGATTTTTTATCTAGTGCAACTGCATAATATCCGTTATTCATATTATTGTACTTCCTTTTAATTCTTTGTTTATTATATGTAGTTTTACTTTATCTAAATTGTCTATTAAATATTCAGCAGATTTATAATTATCACCTTCAACATATAATTTAGGCTGTCCAGGCACTTTAGTACCACATTTATTACAATGAGAATCTCTTACCACATTAAAGTGGAAAAGAAATTTCATATTTTTAAATAAAATTGTATGTTTTCTCATTATAACAATATCTTTTTTAATACGATTATTGCAATTAACATAGAAAACATTAATATAAAAAATGAAGTTATCATCTATATTTCTTCAATGTTCCGTCAGAATACCAGATTGACTTATATGTTGATTTACCGTCAACACCTTTTCTTAATCTACTAGGTCCTCTAACTGCATAATTCCAATGATTTAAAAATTTATCATTAATTATATTCTTTTTAAAAGATTTTTGAGCACTTTTTAGTGTATTATACGGTCCCCAATAATCAGAAACAGATTCTAATCCGTCAGTTCCCATATGTAGTTCAGAAACATAAAAATGTTTCTTTTCTAAAAAATAGTTGTAATCTTTATCAGTATTTTTCATTATCCTGCCTCTCTATCACATTTTCTAAAAGTAGTAATGTGATTATCAATGTCTTTAGTTCTATAATTAGAAAATCCGTTATAAACAGCTGATATTTTGCATATTGGTTTATTACCACCTTTACCGAAAGATTTATTTCTAAAATGAGAATAAATAGTATGTTTCATAGCATATTTCGGTGTATATGACGGAAGTTTTATAACTTGCACATTTTTAGTATTTGTTATTTTCATAGTTGTTGTCCTTTTCATTTTATACTGCTATAATAACGGAAAAAAGCAGTAAAATCAAGCAAAAAATGGAAAAAAAGTCTGTTTTTTCCGTTGGTAACCGTAGGTTTTTCAATGTATGATAATGGTTCTCAATTAAGAAGTAGAACAAAAAGAGAACATTACCGTTGGTATCTATAGATAATCCGTTTATAAATAATTATTATATGCCAAAAGAAAAAGAATACAAATTTACAGATAAAAAAGATTTTAATGAAACTTTAACGGAAATGTCGTTTAAAAAAGCAGTAAAACGTATTCAAAAGAAAGTTAAAGACACTAAAATTTGGGTTGATTATATGACTAAAAAGGGAAAATCAATTTCTCGTTGGGTTACTATTCCTATCGGTAGAAAAAAGAAATTAGAAAGATAAATTTTAATCCATGAGAGATAAAATACATTTAATTAAACATTCAGAAGGCTTAGAAAAAAAAGCTAAAGAAAAAGTGTTATTTAGAACACATAGACAACCTGTCGAAGCTGGTGCTCATGGTACGCTTAACTACACAATCAAAAAAGGTGTAAATAAAAACAAAATTGCTGACGATAAAATCATTAAAAGCAAATAAAAGTCCTACATTACCAATTGTAAATAATAGTATATGAAGAAGATATTAAAGAATTTATTGGGGCTGATTCTTTAAAGTATCTTTCTGTTGAAGGATTACATAGGGCAGTACAAGGTAATGGATTTTGTAATGCTTGTTTTACAGGAGATTATCCTGTTGAAAAGATAGATAAATAGTACAATATGACAAACATAGATAATTTAGTAGAACAATTAGGTAAACTTACGGTGATTGAAGCTGGAGAATTATCAAAAAAGTTAGAGAAAACTTGGGGTTTAGATTTAAGCGCCATAACAAATACACCAGCAGTAGCAGTAAAAGAAAAAGAAGAGTCTTTATTTAAAGTAGTTTTAACAGGTTTTGACGCAGGTAAAAAAATAGGCGTTATTAAAGCAGTTAGAGCATTTAAAGCTATGGGATTGCTTGAAGCAAAGACTTTTGTAGAAGAAACTCCTTCTGTTATAGCAGAAGACCAATCAAAAGAAGAAGCAGATAAACTTAAAACAACTATGGAAGAAGCAGGAGGTTTAATAGATTTAAAATGATAGAAATAGAAATAATTAAAGAGTGGTTAGGTAAAAATTCAGTACCTAATTGGGTATTAGTATTATTATTAATTCTTTGGATATTAGCATAATGCCAGCAGTCAGTAGAGAAGGAGATAGTGTATCAACAGGACATATTTGTGCCTCAACAACTGTATTAGATACTCCTGCTCAAAATACGGTAAGAGCAAATAGTATTTTAATAGCAAGAAAAACAGATCCAACTGTATCACATCCATTTCCACCTAAACCTCCTTGTGTACCACACGTTGCTGTTGTTAATGTAGGTTCTTCAACTGTTAATGTAGTAGGACTGCCTATTGCAAGATTTGATGATTCTACAGACGCTGATAAAATGACTCAAGGATCAAATAACGTAAATGCAGGAGGATGATATAAATATAGTATATGGCAAACTATGACGCAGCTTCTATAAACAACTCAAAAAGGTCAACTAGAATTTATAGTGATTTAAATTTGAATTTTACTAAAAATCCTGCAACTAAAGATGTTGCAAGATTAACAGATGTTGAAGCTGTTAAAAGAGCAGTACGTAATTTAATTTTGACAAATAGATTTGAGCGTCCTTTTCATCCAGAGATAGGATCTTCAATAAGAGATTTATTATTTGAAACTATTACTCCTTTAAATGCTGTTTTATTAGAAGATAGAATTAGAGAAGTTATAGGAAATTTTGAACCGAGAGCAGTATTAGAGCAAGTTCTTGTATTAGATGAATTAGATAATAACCGATATAGAGTTACTATATCTTTTTATGTTGTTAATACACCAGAACCAGTTACAATAACAGAATTTTTAGAAAGATTAAGATAAGATGGCAAGTAAATTAAATATATCACAATTAGATTTTGATAATATTAAAAGCAATTTAAAAAGATTTTTATCCAATCAAAATCAATTTAAAGATTATGATTTTGAAGGATCAGGTATGTCAGTCCTTTTGGATTTATTGTCATACAATACACATTATCTTTCTTACAATGCAAATATAGCTGCTAATGAAATGTTTATTGATACTGCTGATTTAAGAAACAGTATTGTATCTTTAGCAAAAGCTTTAGGATATACTCCTAATTCTGTTACAGCTCCTTATGCTGATGTAACACTTGTGGTTAATGACGCAACTGGAGCAACTGTAACTATGTCTGCTGGAACACAATTTACTACAACTGTTGATGGAACATCTTATTCGTTTGTAACTGTTGGAGATAAAACTATTTCTCCTGTAGATGGAATTTATACTTTTTCAAATGTAAAAATTTATGAAGGAACTTATGTTAATTATTCATATACAGTTGATACTTCCGATGTGGACCAAAGATTTTTAATTAAATCACCAAATGCTGATGTTTCAACTTTAACAGTACAAATACAAAATAGTTCAGAAGATACTACAACAAACACTTATACTAAAGCAACATCAATTACATCTTTAGATTCAACTTCTAAAGTTTATTTTCTACAAGAAGCTGAAGAAGGAAATTTTGAAATTTATTTTGGAGATGGTGTAACTGGTAAAGAATTATCAAATGGTAATGTTGTTAAATTAACTTATGTGGTTTCAAATAAAACAGCTGCAAATGGCGCTTCAACTTTTTCTTTATCAGGAAATATTGGAGGATTTTCAGATGTTACTCTTACTGTAAATTCAAATGCAGCTAATGGTGCTGAGGCAGAATCAAATGCTTCAATTAAATTTAATGCACCGAAAACTTATTCAGCTCAAGATAGAGCAGTAACCGTAGAGGACTATAAAGCAAAAGTAAGAGAATTATATGCTAACACAGGTTCAGTAATTGCTTATGGTGGTGAAGACGCTGAAACACCTTTTTATGGAAGAGTTTATATATCTATTAAAGCAAAATCTGGTTCTACTTTAACAGATACTACAAAAGAAGATTTAAAAACACAATTAAAAAGATATTCTGTAGCATCCGTAACGCCTATAATTATTGATCCAGAAACTACATCAATATTATTAACTTCAACTATTAAATATGATAAAGCTGCTACAAGTAAAACATCTGACCAATTAAAAACATTGGTTACAACTGCTTTAACAAATTATAATACAACTACATTACAACAATTTGATAGTATTTTTAGATATTCAAAAGCTTTAGAAATTATTGATGACGCTGAAGCAAGTCTTTTATCAAATATTACAACTGTTAAAATAAGAAAAGCATTTACACCTACAACTGGTACATCCGTAAATTACACGGTATCATTTTCAAATGCATTATATAATCCACATACAGAGCATAATAAATCAGAAGGTGGTATTTTAAGTTCAACTGGTTTTAAAATAGATGGAGACGCTACCAATGAATTCTTTTTTGATGATGATGGTTCTGGTAATATAAGAAGATATTATTTGATTGGTACAACTAGAACATACTCGGATAATACAGCGGGTACAATTAATTATACTACAGGTGCGATAGCAATTAATTCAATTAATATTGCTACTATTTCAAATGTTAGAGGTGCAGCTTCTACTGTAATTGAATTAACGGTTACGCCAAGTTCAAATGATATAGTGCCTGTAAGAAATCAAATTTTAGATATAGATGTTGCAAATAGTACCATAACAGTTTCGGCTGATACACTTGTTGGCGGTTCTGCTAATGCTGGAGTTGGTTATACAACAACAACTAGTTATTAGAGATGGCTAAATTTACTAAAAAAATATCCAATTTAGTTGATAATCAAGCACCAGATTTTGTACTTGATGACCATCCATACTTTTTGGAATTTGTAAAAGCATATTATTTGTTTATGGAATCTGCTGAATTGAAATTAGAATCAATTCAAGGTTCAGATAATATATTATTAGAAACAGCAACTGGAACATCTAGTTATCTTTTATTAAGTGGAACAAATCAACATACAGATGATTCTGGTGATAAAATTTTAAATGAAGAATCTACTTATGGACAATTTATAAATGGTGAAACAATTACAGGTAATACATCTGGAGCAACAGCACTTGTATTAGTAGAAGACCAAGACGTAAATTCAAAATTATATGTTTCAGCACAAAATAAATTTATAGAAGGTGAAACAATTACTGGTAGCACTTCAAATGCTGTTGGCACTATAGTAACTTATAGAGCAAACCCAGTAGAAAATATCCAAGATTTATTAAATTATCCTGATCCAGATAAAACTATTCAAGGATTTTTAACAAAATTTAGAAATGCTTTTTTACAATCTATACCTGATGATTTACATAGTTTAGTAGATAAAAGAAATTTAATTAAAAATATTAAATCACTTTATAGAGCAAAAGGAACTGCAAGAGCAAGTGAAGTATTTTTTAAATTATTATTTAACGAAGACGCTCAAATAACTTTACCTAAAGAACAAATGATGAGAGTATCCGATGGTAAATGGGATACTTTAAAAGTAATGAGAGTTATTGAATCAGGCACTTCCGACGCTTCAAATTTAATTGGTCAAACTATCACACAAGCAAATGATTCTTCAGATGGTTCAATAAATGAAGCTACTGCTATTATAGAAAATGTATTTAAATTTACAATTGGTGGAGTAACTGTATGTGAATTAATTTTAAATGATGATACTATTGTAGGAACTTTTGTTGCAGGTCAAAATATTACTGGAACAGATAATACCGATGAAGATGTTTTAGTTACTTGCACAATTACAGGAGTTATTGCAACAAAAACTTTAAGTAATGATGGTGCATATTATCAAACAGGAGATAAAATTATAGTTTCTGGTGGTGGTACAGGTGCTACTATACAAAATGATGATATTGGAACTGGAAGTATAAAATCAATTATAGTAGATAGTGTTGGTTCAGGATATGCTATTGGAGACGCAGTAGTTTTTAGTTCTGGAAATGCAAGTGCAAAAATTTCAGTAGTTAATGGAAGTATTACTCCTGAATCAGGAACTTCTGGTACATCTTCAACTGACCATATTGTTTTAGAAGGTGAAACACAAAGAGGTGATACATATACAGGAGATAAATTTGTACAAGAATCAGGAACTGGTGTTGAAGATATTACCGATGTTCGTATTATAGATGGTGGAAATGGTTATTCAACTTTACCATCTTTAACAATTACTTCAAGTGGTGGTTCAAGTGGCACATTATTAGCTAAAGGTGGTGAAGTAGGAAGAGTTTTAAAAATGAAAACTATTGAATTAGGTTATGGTTATAATGCTTCTCCAACTCCACCTAGTTTAACTTTTCCAACATATATTTTAGTAACAGGAATTACTGGTGGTACAGGTACTTTTGCAACTACTGAAACAGTTACAATGACAGGTTCAGATGGTTCAACTTCGGTTACTGGAACAGTTGAAAATTGGTCATCTTCTACAAATGTTATGAAAGTGAAATCTTTAACAGGAACGCCAGGAACAAATGTAACTATTTCAGGTGGTACATCTGGTACATCAGCGACAATTAATAGTTTTGATACAGCTACAGCCACTACAACTGTAGGTGCAGCTGTAGATACTGACGGAAGTTATATTAACCAAGACGGACACGTTTCAGAAACAACTATGAAAATTCAGGATAGTTTAGTTTATCAGGATTATTCATATATTGTAAAAGTAGGTCGTTCAATTGTTGATTGGAGAGATAGTTATACAAGAACATTACATAGTGCTGGATTCTATTTTAAAGGTGAAGTTAATATTACTTCTCAAATGAATTTACAATTAAGAAATGTTACTGGTATCAATACAGGTGTTATAGAAGTAATACAAGGTGTTATTAAAGTTATTTTTGCTCCTATATTAGGACGAAGATTAGGTACTGAAAGTGATGGTACAACTTTACGTACTAATCCTCACGTAGGAGTTTATGGTGATTTAGACGATGGTACAAGTGAGCACTTTACAGCAAATACTAGAGATTTAACTTTAAAAAGGGCATATACACTTAAATTTAGAACAGGCGGCACTTATACAATTAATTCTGTTGTGTGTAAAAGAGGTTACTTATATTCAGGATATAGTTATAGAACAGTTAATAGAGAGGCTTTTCGTACTTTTGCTGATGGTATTAAAGTAGCATTAGAAAACGAATCAGGACATTTAAGTGAAGAAGAATTTGGAAATGATATGCTATACGAAGATAATGATGTAAAAGGTTATACAATTGATGAGTTAAACAAATTAAAAATTATAGGAACTGGTACAAGTTTAGATGGTGATACTGCATTGATGACTATGACAGCAACTGATACTACAAGAATGTTCAAAACCTATTTGGCAATACCATCTCATATTACGGCAGTACCAACATAATAATCAAGGAAGGGATATAAATATCTTTATAAATATTAAAAGGAATCAATTATGGCGGCAATAGTAACAAATAAATTTAGAATACATAACGCTGAGCAATTCAAGGAATCATTTTCCGAAGCTTCACCGAATGTGTATTATATGATATTGGGAAGACCACAGGCTTTCGCAACATCAACAAGAGGAGATTCTCGTACTGATAATGAAGGTACAGATTCTGCTCCATTAACACCTGTGGATGATGTAACAAGAGAATTTTATGATTATGATGACTCTTTAGCAGCTAAGAAAATTGTAACTGGCGATACAGCTTATGTAATTCCAAGAAGAAATTGGGCAACTGGGACTGTATATGATTATTACAGAAATGATTATGGAAGTAGAGTAACAGGCGGAACTACAACTCAAACTGCAAATTCAGGTGCTACTCTTTTATTTGATTCAACTTTTTATGTAATGAGTTCTGCATATAGAGTTTATAAATGTTTAGATAATAATAGTAATGCAAATTCAACAGTAGAACCAACTGGAACATCAACATCAATATTAACAACTGGAGATGGATATAAGTGGAAATATATATACACTTTATCTGCTTCTGAACAATCAAACTTTTTATCTACAGATTTTATGGCAGTAACTACTGATTCAACAGTTAGTTCAGCTGCTGTAGATGGTGCTATTAATATTTGTAAAATCAAAACTGCAGGTTCTGGTGGTTCTAATGGTTCTCACACAGGCGTTGCAATTAGAGGAGATGGTTCTTCTGGTGTTGCAACTGTTACTGTATCTGGTGGTGCTGTAACGGCGGTAGCTGTAACCACTCCAGGAACAGGTTATACTTATGGTTATATAAGAAATGCTGATATAGTTTCTGCTGGTGCAACAAGTTTATCTGGTTCTGAAATAGATGTTATTATTGAACCTAAAGGTGGTCACGGTTATAATGCTGTAACTGAATTAGGTGGATTTTTTGTAATGTTAAATACATCTTTTGAAGGTGTTGAATCAGGTTCTGGATCCGATGTAACTGCGGCTAATGATTTTAGACGTGTAGCATTAATTAGAGATCCATTTTCTGCTGGTTCAGCTGCAACTGCAACAACTTTAAGAGCAACTAAAGCAATAAAATTTGCTGCTTCTCCAACACCAGGATCGTTTTCAGCTGATGAAGAAATTAATCAAACTTCAACTGGTGCTGTAGGTAAAGTAGTTGAATATGATTCAGTTAACAGAATTTTATATTATATGCAAACAAGATTTAATGATGAAGGTGTTGACAGTAATGGTAATGCAACTGCTTTTAGTGGCGCTAATGTTGTAACTGGACAAGGTGGAACTGCTCCAACTGGTACTCCAGATACAGGAGATAGTTCAACTGTAAATGGTACAACTTTTGCAAGTGGATATTCTGCTACAGAATTAGACGCTGACAAAGGTGATATTCTCTATGTAGAAAATAGAGCACCAATAACAAGAGCAACTGACCAAACTGAAAATGTTAAACTTATCATTGAATTTTAATATTAGACTAGAGGAAATAATTAATGCCAAGTCCAACTGATTTTAATGTCAGTCCCTATTATGACGATTATGCTGAGTCAAAGAATTTTCATAGAATTCTTTTTAGACCAGCATTTGCTGTTCAAGCAAGAGAGCTAACTCAAGCACAAACTGTAACACAAAATCAAATTAATAAATTTGGAGACCATGTATTCAAAAATGGTGCAATGGTTATTCCTGGTCAAGTTTCAATTGATACAAATTACTATGCTGTTAAATTAACATCCAAATCAGCTGCAAGTGTTTCAACATATGAAGGTACTACAATAACTGGTGGTACTTCAGGTGTAATTGCATATGTTGTAGGAAGTGTAGCTACTGATGGTACGGATCCTGATACATTATTTGTAAAATATAATAAAACAGGAACTGATAATGTTGATTTAGTATTTGCTGATGGAGAAACAATCACATCTGATGGTGCTGGAAGTCCAACTTGCGTTGTTAATACAACTGCAACTGGTTCAGCTGCAGGTATTCAAGCAGGTACATATTATATTAATGGATATTTTGTTGAAGTAGCTTCTGCTACATTAGTATTAGACAACTATACAAATACACCAACTTATAGAATTGGTTTAACAGTAACAGAAAGTTTTGTTGCTCCTGGTGATGATAGTTCGTTAAATGATAATGCAACTGGTTCATCAAATCAAAATGCTCCAGGTGCTCACAGATTTAAAATTTTATTAACACTTGCAAAGAAAACTACATCTGCTACAGATGATACCAATTTCATAGAAATTGCTAGAGTAGTAAATGGTGTTATCAAATCTCATATTAGAACAACTGAATATGCTATATTAGAAGAAACATTAGCTAGAAGAACCCATGATGAGTCAGGAGATTATGTTTTATCAAATCCTGATTTTGATGTTAGAGAATCTTTAATAAGTGGAACTAATAGAGGAATTTTCTCAGCTGGTTCAACCGATGATGGTAATACAGCTGCTGAATCATTATTAGCAATAGGAGTTTCACCTTTTAAAGCATATGTAAAAGGGTTTGAAGTAGAAAGAATTGGAACGACTTATGTTGATGTGGAAAAAGCTAGAGAGTTTGATACTGCAAATAACAATAAAACAAGATTCGATTTATACAACTATGTAAATGTTAATAATGTTTATGGTTCTCCAGATATAGGATTTGTTTCTGGTGATGTGGCTGCATTTAAAACAGTTCAATTATACGACACAGCAACAGCTGTAAGAGGAACTCAACAATCAACATCTGGTAATACTACTCCACAAATTGGTAGAGCAAAATCTCGTGGTATGGAATTTACAACTGGTACAGAAGCAGCTGACATTTATACAGCAGACGAAACCACAGTAATGAGAAATTATTTGTT